AGGTGATGCAAGCAATATGTTTACTGTACATATTGCATCTTATGAATCAACTTTTGTTGATGAAAATAAAGAAGAGTACGTTTATCCGAGTGAACTTATTTATGTTAATAAAGTTCCATCATTAGTTGATTGCTTAAATAATACAATTAGCGTATTTTATAATAAAGATGCGTTAATTCCTATTCATAAGAAACATATAACATTTATTGAAATTTGCAATATGATAGGTTCAAGATATTTCGACCTGTACATAAACGGCATTTTATATAAAAGACATTTATACTTGAATGATGTAAACTGTGTTTGTTCATTCTTGAAAAGAAATGGGTTGTTTGTTTATGATGTAACACAGTCACTCACAGCACCAAGTGAGTATAATTTATTAGTAGAAAAGGAGTGCACAACATGTTAAAATCATCTATCAAAATTACCTGCCATCCTTATGATAGCAACAGCAAAACAAAAGCTTTTATCGAATTAGTCCTTGATAATACGCTTGTAATTAAAGGTATGACGCTTGTAGAGGGGTCAAAAGGGTTATTTCTTTCTTTTCCATCTTCAAAAGGAAAAGACGGGAAATATTACAATTCCGTTTACTCTCTGGATAAAGAGTGGTTAAAACTTTTGCAGGATGCATGTGTGAAAAAGTACTATGAATGTAATCAGACTTCACAACCTGCAGCCTCAGGTGGGGGATTTTGTTAATGAACATCTATGATAAAAATGGATGGTTGGATATCCCAAAAATCGTGAATACTTGTGAAAAAAATGAGATAAATTTTATTTTTATCATAGGTGCACGACGTACCGGAAAAACCTATGGAATCTTTAAACACTTTATTGAGGATGTTTTTTCAAAATGTGAAAAGGTCATATACATGAGAAGAAAAACTACTCAAATAGATTCTGTACTGATTGATACAATGAATCCTTGGATAGACATAAATCATGATCTTCACAAAAATTTCTTTTTCAAAAAGGTAAAGGGTGAAAAAAGCCGGGTATCCTTGCAAGAAATCAATGAAGCCGGAGAAGAGATTTATCATGGAGAGGCTTTTAGTCTTACTAGTTTGATGAATAATAGAGGATTCTCTGGATCCGGTTTTTCGGAAGGAATCTATGATGAATTCATTCCGGAGAAGCTTGACAAAAGAATCAAAGGAGAAGAGGACGCTTTTTTAAACGGAGTAGAAACAATTTCTGCCAACCGTGAACTACTTGGTCAAAAACCTTTTCGTTGGTGGATTGTATCAAATAGTAACACGCTTGATTCTCCTCTCATCCAGTCTTTCGGATTGCTTCCGAACTTGGAAAAAATGAAGAAGTCCGGACAGGAGTTTTCCATGTTAAAAGATCGCGGAATAATCATTATTTTGATTAACAAAAGTCCCATCTCAGAAAAGAAAAGAAAGACAGCACTTTATAAGGCTCTTACCGGTAGTACAGATTTTGAAAAAATGGCTCTTGACAATGACTTTGCATATGACGACACGAGTTCTATAAAGTCAGAAGATTTGAGAAACTACCGGTTGATTTGTGTGATTGGATCCATTGGAGTTTACGAACACAAAAAGGAAGTTAAACTTTACATAAGCGATCATATTTCTGGAACGTGTAAAGATAACTATTCTGACAGCGAGTTGGGTAAATCTCAGTTTAAGTTCTATTACGCATGGGTATATAACTATATTATTAGTAATAGAATTTCTTATCAAAATTTGACTGTAAAATTTTATATTGAGAAAATTTTCAATATGTGATATTGTAAGCATAAGGGAAAACAGCTACATCAACCGTCGGAAACGGATGCTATAGGGATGATTACCCGCAAGTTTTCCCTTAATTTTTTTCTTTCCTACATATTCCCCTTAACATCCGTTTTTCTCAATAGAAAGGAGAAAAAACAAAAATGAAAATCGAAGAAGTAGTTGCACTCGCAAACGCAGGTTTTTCAAAATCTGAAATTCTTGGATTTGCAGGGCAGAACCAGAACCAGAACCAGAACCAGAACCAGAACCAGAACCAGAACCAGAACCAGAACCAGAACCAGAACCAGAATCAGAATGATATGGTTCTTGATGCTATCAATAAATTAACAGCTACGATTCAGGCTTCAAACATCCAGAACACAGGGAACACGGGGACAAATCCCCCAAGAACAGAATCAGACATTATTAACGATATGATGAAAATCATGAATTAGAAAGGAAGTGAATTAAATTGGCAGTAAATAGTTTAAACCCGCAGGATGCCTATATACTTATCAATTCTGTTGCTAAACAGGCTACCGGACGTTCTAACCTTGTAGCGACTGATACAAGTTCTTTTGTTTCCGTAGGTGAAACACTGTTACGTACAGGAGTAGAAAACACACTGAATGCAATCAGCACGGTATTTGCATATACTTATTTTTCAAACGAATCTTATACCGGTAAATTAAAGACCGTTGAACAGACAAATGTTCGCTGGGGTGCTATTGTCCGGGAGATCACGTCCATGTCAATGGATGCTGAACAGTCTGATGATTGGAATACAGAGCAGAATCCAAACACATTGGATGATGGTGAATCTATCGACATGTACAAGATTCATAAGCCGAAAGTACTTGAACTAAAGTTCTACGGCACAAAGTTGTTACAAAGATCAATTACACGCTTCCGTGACCAGTTGGCTCTTGCATTTTCAAGTGAGGATGAATTTCTCAGATTTTATGAAGCAGTTATGATTGAATTTCGTAACGATATTGAAACAGATAGAGAGAGTGAAAGACGTGCTACCATGCTCAACTATATGGCAGGCTTATCATCTCTTGGCATGGAAGTTGACCTTGCACATGAGTTCAACACAGAGAATGGAACACAGTATACAAGAAAACAGTTACTTTCTGAACACCGTGACAAGTTTATGCCGTTCGTGGTTGCCAGAATCAAGCTTGATTCTGAAAAGCTGACAGAGAGATCAACCAAGTACAGATTTACGATCAAAGGGTTTGAAAACCTTTTGAGATTCACGAGAAAAGAAAATCAGCGACTTATGATGCTGTCGAGTTTCTGGATCAACTCAGAAACTCAGACCATGCCGTATGTGTTTGATGATAAAAACTTACAGATTGAGAACAAGGAACTTGTAAACTGGTGGCAGTCCGCTGATAATGAATCAGCGATCCAGATTACCCCGTCCATCATTGGAGCGGATGGTCATGCAAAGCAGGCAGAAACAGAGGTGAACTTACCTTATGTCCTTGGAGTGCTTTATGATCGTCGTGCAATGGGGGTCAACTGGCAGTTTGATTATAGTTCTACCACTCCATTCAATAGCCGGGGTGGCTACTATAACATGTATGTACATTCCAGAAAAAACTACTGGAATAACTTCACACATAACGGAATCCTGTATGTGATCGGAGAGGGTGAATAAAAAAATGATTCATTTTTATATACCTGGTTTTTCAACCTTAATTAATACATCATTAGACGGTGATGAGGCTGTTAGAAGAATATTATGTTATTCGAACGGAAGTTCTTCTTCAAATTTACTGTATAAAGGAGAAATCATTGCTACATTCAACAGCAATAATAATATTGATATTGAATTTGAAAGTTATTATGGATTTCCAAAAATTTCAGATTTTTCATTAGAAATTAGTGCTAATATTTCTGTTTCAATATTAGTTGACGTATTACCATACAGTAACACTAAAAATGATTATATTACGACAAGGAGTGCTACATAATGATGGACACATTTTTAACTATCTTAGGAAACTATGCGTTTCCGATCGTATGCTGTTGCGCCATGGCATACTTTGTCAAGTACATGTACGACCAGACGAACGCAAGAGTTGACAAACTCAACGAAGAACACAAAAACGAAGTTGACACACTTTCTGAGGTAATCAAAAACAATACGATTGCCTTGGAAAAAATGAACACGTTAATTGAACAGATTGGAAAGTAGGTGCTATATGACAGCAAATGAACTTGTAGTATATGCTCATAATTTAATTGGTACTCCTTATGTGTGGGGTGGCTCAACACCTGCACATGGTCTTGACTGCTCCGGATTGCTTTACTGGATCCAGAGGACAGCAGGCTCAGATGTTAGACGCTATAATGCGGCAACCTATGCAACAATGGGTGAACGGATTCCCATTGGTCAGCAGAGACCGGGCGATTTCCTGTTTTTTGGATCTCCTGTAACTCATTGTGCTATTTACATTGGATATGGAAAAATGATTGAAAGCCGGGGTGGTCGTAAGAACACAAAAGAGAATCCGGGCACAGGAGTAGTGATTTCTCCCGTAACTCGTCGTCATGATCTTGTCCGCGTTTGCAGGGTATGGACAGAATATAATGAACCATTAACATATTCGATTGGAGAAACATATACTATCAGGGTGGATCATTTACATGTACGCTACAGCGTATGGGGACAGATCAAAGGGTATGCACAGCTGACAGCTGACGGAATGAAACATGCATATTCCGATGGATGTCTGAAAAAAGGAACCACAGTAACGGTAAAAGATATCAAAAAAGATGATGCCGGAGCAACGTGGGTACGGATTCCATCCGGTTGGATTTGTGCAATCACAGTAAAAGGAGAGATATATTTATCATGACAGAGATTGTCTTATATCATTTTTCCAAAAGAAAAAACAGCACAAAGCGTCCTATAGGGCAGGGGGCAGAAGTTCCCTGCCTTTTAAAAACTGCAACTACATTTCAAAGTCCTACGTTTATTTTGCAAAAACCAATGAATGACATGCTACAATTTAACTATTGCAAATGGGCAGACCACTATTATTTCATTGATTCAACTACTTCAATCAACGCAGGACAAACAGAGATCACTTGCACTGAGGACGTTTTGGCTACCTATAAAAACGAAATAGGCAATTATACATGTTTTATTGAGAGATCCAATCATCAAGACACTTTGCTTGATGATCCGCTTTATATACCCACTGAGGAGTGGCAGAAGCAGGACACTATAGTTGCACAGCCACTTAATGTATTTGTAAATGGATATGCAGGAAATTATATCATGCGGATCGTAGGTGCGGCAGGAGTTGAAACTTACTATGTTACGGAAAAACAGTTAGGTTTGATTGTAAGCTACATGTATACACCTGATAACTTTCAAGAACTGATTGAGAACGCAACTACAAAGTTTCTTTTCGACCCTGCAAAGTACATTATTGATTTAAAATGGCTACCATTTCGCTCAACTAATTTTATTTCAATTATGAATGATGTAAACTTAGGCTACTGGGATTCCGGTGTACAGGCTTTATTGATTGGTGGTGCTTCAAATAGTCCGGTGGTTCATTTTTCCTATAACCTTGAACTGACTAATCCACTTTATTCTAATACAGATTTTCGTTTTTACAATGGTAATTTTAGTCGTTACTTTGTACAGCTACCTTGCATTGGAGTTATTCCGGTTGACATAACAAAAACTAATAATGGACAGTTAATAGCAGACTACTACTTTGATGCATATTCTGGATTATCTGATGTATGGCTGAAATCTGGAAGTTCCGTCATAGGACACTATCAATGTCAGATGACCGTGCCGGTAAACATAGCAGGTGCAAATGTCAACATTGGCAATGCACTTATTGGTGGACTTTCAACTGTTTCGTCAGCTATGACAGGAAATGCACTCGGTGTATCTTCCGGTGTACTTAACACTACGCAATCCATTTTATCTCCGGAAGTTACAAGTATTGGTTCTATTGGCTCGGTTGGTGGAATCCTCAATAATCTTGATGCATCCGTAATCTGCTATACAAGGATGAGCACAGAGCCAAACGGTGCAGGTGAGGGATATGCAGATGGAAACAGTCGCAAGATTTCAACCTGTTCCGGCTATCTCAGAAGTAGAAATGCATCCATAGAAATTAGTGGCTTTACCGGAGATCAAGAAGCAGTGAATAACTACTTGAATAGCGGATTTTATTATGAATAATGTTTCACGTGAAACATAGAAAGAGGTGAAAATATGTGGTGTCCTATTGGATTTGATAAAATCAATATCGTTTCAAATTACTTCCAACCGTCT